TTCAGCCGGTTTCGGTTTCCGACTTCAAAGTCAACAACATGTATCGTATGACGATGCAGGGGGCTTACCAGCAAGTTGGTGCGGATGGTGAACTCAAACACGGCGCGATCGATGATGACAAGTACACCGTCTCGGCGAAGACCTACGGAAAGATGGTGGGTCTAAGTCGTACGGATCTCATCAATGACGATCTCGGAGCATTCAACGGAATCATGACCGCCCTCGGTGTCGAAGGTGCTCGGTTCCTTGAAGAGTTGTTCTTGGTTTACTTGATGAATAACTCGACAACCTTGTTCCCGACCGGCGGCGGTAACAACAACTACATCTCAGGCGCCGGTACTGTCTTAGGGGTAGGAGGTCTCACGGAAGCCGAAAAGTCGTTCCGTCGTCAAGTGGATTCGGACAATGCCCCGATCGGTGTTGAACCTGAAATCCTCTTGGTGGGCACGGCCAATTCTGTTAATGCAAATGAGTTGTTCACGCAAACGCAACTCCAAGGATTGCAGACGGCGAACACCAAGACCCGCCCGGATGGCAACCCGCACGTTGGCAAGTTCCGTCCCGTGGTTTCGGGCTACCTTGACAACACCGCAATCAAGGTTCGCACAGCGTCGGGGTCGTTGTCTGTCGGTGACGCCATTCCTAACCAAACCCAAACCCTTTGGTTCCTGCTTTCGCGAGCACGCGCCAACGGTGGTGGAATCATTTCCGGTGCTTTCCTGAATGGTAACCAACGTCCGGTTATCGAGCAGGCCGATGCACCGTTCAACACTCTCGGACTTCAATGGCGAGCCTACCATGACGCGGGTGCTGGCTCGGGCGATCCGAAATTGGGTGTTCAGTCGAAGGGTGCCGCGTAGCTGTGGACCTGGCCCGGCGGGTGCAGTGGGGGTTCCCGTCGGGTCTTTTTCTTCTCCCACAGCTTGCTAATAAAATTCAAATTTCAGGAGATACACACAATGGCCGCAAACGAAGCAAAATACAAACACGGTTCCCCGCGATTTGTGGACTACACCCCGGTGGGTGCGGTTCTTGGCGGGGAGGTTCAAGTCGTCAATGACGTACCTTCAATTCCACACCGGGACATCGCCGCGTCGGAAAAAGGTGCTGTTGCCACTTACGGAGGTGTGTACGAAGTAACTTCGGACGCAGCAATTCTAGCGTTCAAAAAAGTGTACTGGGAAGCGACCGCGGGAGAAATCACGGAAAGCCCAATCGGGAATCAAGCGTTTGGTTGGACGGTTGAAGCTTTCGGGAGCGCGACGACGGGCTTGGCACTTCATATGCCTTCCATCGAAGCAGCCTCCGACCCGTACGTTCCCGCGGTAGCCCAACAGGCATTGACCGACGCCGGAGCAATTAACGTAACTTCCTATTACACTGCTTGGACAACCACGGGTGCGGCGGCGGGTACTCTTGCCGACGGTACTGTCGCTGGACAACAGAAGAAGGTGCAATTGATCGTAGACGGTGGAGGAGCAGCCACGTTGACCCCGGTTACCTTAACCGGCGGAACGACAATTACCTTCGCTGACGCCGGTGATTATGTTGTTCTGGTTTGGGATGGTTCTTCGTGGGTTGCTATCGAACTCGGAAACGATGCCGACGGCGCAACCGCTCCAGTCCTTGCGTAGTTCAAATCAGATGGGGGGATGGTCGTAGTCGTCTCTGCGGCCACCCCCTTTCTTCTTTCCTAAGAGGCCCCGCACTATGACACTTTCCACAAACGAAAAAAACAATTTATCCACAGCCTTTAAACAGAGTCAAGCAGAATCCCCCGGCCAGATCTATGACTTCCTCGTCGATTACGGTTGGGAACTCATTCGTCGGCTAGGCGTCGATTCTTGCGACGATGTTATCCGGCTGTTTGAAGACTTCTACCAAAAAGTCATCCGTCCTATCGACCTCCCCGGTATTCCGAACTTCATCGAACCGGCCGCCGACACTGCCCTGATGGAATCCGTCTCGGCCTTGTTGAAGCAGGCATGCAAGCTAATTGATTTCGATAAGCACATGAAGGAACTCCCCGACCACTTTTCACCGTTCAGCGATAAGAATTCCGAGTAGCTTCTCCCCAGAAAACCAACACCCGCAAAGTGATATATGACTACAAAATTTACAGAAGCTGTTCGGTTTGAGTCTGATGTAACTTTCGGGCAAGATCTGGTTCAACAGTTTCCCCGGAATGCACTGAAGGAAGAATCTAAGTCATTCCCGCAAGCCCTTGAAGAGTGGAAGGTTTGGAACGATGTCGCCTCGAATCTTCCTACGACGGCCGCTTCCGATGACCTCGAAGTTTACGATGGTACGCACGGAACAGACGCAATTGCACTTTCGGCCGGGGACGTCAAGACTCTAACGGGTGTCCGGTTTGCACGTAAGTCAATCATCCTTCCCGCGGAATACAAGGCGGGCGCGTCGGCATTGATTCGCGTGCGGGCGGGAATGCTTACCACTATCTCTGACACCACTTGCACAATTGACATCCAAGCTTACATCAATGGGGAAGATGGCGCCGTTGACGGAAGCGACATCGTTACTACCTCTCCGGTGAGCATTAACAGCCTGACGTTCGCTGACTACGATTTTGCTATGACGGCTACAAGTCTGGATCCCGGCGATATTTTGGATGTCCGTCTGACGGTTACCTACGTTGATGCTGCTTCCGGTACAGAAGTTCGTCCGTTGATTGGTTCCATCAAGCTGGTCTGTAATTGCCAAGGGTAGATATGCCGGTACCTTCGATTCCGTACGATTTTTCAAGTCGCCTGAACCAAGTTGGTGAAAGGATGGCAACGACGAATCGAACCTCCATCATGATTATCCGTGGCGGTGACCACTTGTTTGTTCGTAATCCGTTACCCATTTCGATGGATACGGAATACATAAATAGTTTCGGTTTAACCAAGATCGCTTCCCGACTTCAAGATTTTGTTTTCGACGCTTCCTCTCTCTTCGACTGGGCGATACCGCGGCCTATCGAAGACGACAAGTTTTTATGGCGGGGACGCATGTATCAAACGATGCTGTTGGGTGACGAACTTTTCACCTACACAACATCGTCCCGAAGACGGATCCGGGTTCACACCAAACAAATCACCTTCAAGAGCAGCAACGATTCATAATGGCCGCCGCCGAAGTCACTATTCGAGACGCAATAAAAACCGCGATTGACGCGGCCATTCCCACGTACGCCATCACTACCCTAACGTCCGAAGTAACCTATTTCCCTCGCGCCGATTTAGAAGACTTAGAAACCCCCGTAATCAAGATCGTAGCGACCGGTTTCGGTTCTGAGAGAACAAGAGTACTCCGAACCGCCCAAGTAAACGTTGAAGACATCGGTATACAAATTGCCCTTCAACAACGGGTCCTGACTAAAGACGACACTAGCACGATGGACGATCTAGTTGAAGTCGCCGAACAGATCATGGACACGGTAGAAAGCGATGATTTAGCAACCGGGTATTCTTGGATCCGAACAGAACCCCTGCGAGACGACAACGGAACTATCTACGGTTATGATCAGTTGGCAAGCGATAACGTTTTCCAAGTGATCTTTACCGCCTTCTATTCAAGAGTGAAACAATAGGGAGTCATACTTATGACACTTCGAGTCGGCCAAGACATGGTTCTGGCACACAATACGGCGACGGACGCAACCCCAACGTGGGTTACAATTGATGAAATCGGAGACCTCACCGTCGAACTCTCAACGGCTGAGGCGGAAGTTGATCTGCGAATCTCCAATTTTATCTTGAACCTGCCTTCCAAGATCTCCGGCGGGATTAACTTTAACCTGGCGAACAACGCAACAGGTACGGCAACGGATCAACATGAAGTACTCCGGGCGTCCTTCTTTGCTCGGACCCAACTTCAATACGCTTCCTCCGATCAAGCAATCGCGACCTCGGGAGCGCAGTTCTTCAAAGCTTTCTGTTCTGTGACGAATTTCTCTTGGGCGCAACCGACCCAAGGACTTTCCGATCATGATGTTAACTTGTCCCTGGCGTATAACTCCGGTGGCGTCGGCGGTATTCTCGTCGAACCCTCTTGGGAAGAAACCACGTAATTTCAAAAAGGACCCCCATGAAAGATTACGAAAAACTTTTTCAAGAAAACCGAAAAGAATCTGCCCGTACCGGGGAAGTCATCTCCACGGTGGTAAACAAAGAAGACCTGATTGAACAGATGCCGCACGTAGCCGAAGATGACCGGCTACTGTTACTGACACCAAAACAATTCATTCACAGGTGCAGTCCCGTGACAGCAATGACCGCCCGAGAACTTCTTCGTTTGGTCGAAAAAAATCCCGACCACCCGACATCAAAAATCTACGCAAAAGCATGCAAAGGTTTACGAGACGAGTGTATCGTTACCGTTCTCACCGAGCAAGTTAACGCAATTCGGAAAGACGTTTCGGCGCCGGTCCGGGATGCGAAGGTAGCCGACGAACGGAAGTCTAACTAGTCCCTTTCCTCTCCCCAGAAGAACCCCCCATGAAAGTCTTCCTCGATAAAAACCGAGCAGAATGGACGCTCGACTTTACCCTCGGAACGGTGATGGAAATCGAATCGTACGATTTCTCTGAAGCGTTAGGAGAAACCGAAGAAACTCGACTTCGTCTGATCCCTGTTACGGAAACCATGTTTGATGAATTGCTCACGAACAAAAAGGTTTGTGCACAAATCGCTTGGATCGTAGTCAAGGATTCTGACGACGCCAAAGAACGCGGAATCGATAGCCTAGAGAAGTTCGCCGGGCTATTAGATTCCACCGCATTAGAAGACGTCCAAGCAACCGTGTTGGATGAATTTTCGGTTTTTTTCCCGGAGATGGAGACTTCCTTGAAAGCTTTGCGAGACCGACTTCGCCGGACGCACGAGCTACTCGACAAGAAGGTCTCCGCGGAGATACACAAGCGATTGAGCGACGACGCCATCTCCAACGTGGTCGACCAACACCTACAGGAACTAGACAAGAGGCTGGGCTAGGTTGGGCCGATATCTTTTCGATGTCGGCTATTGTTGGCCAAGACTGGAGACCCAAGACACTCAAAGAATTGTTTATCCAGTGGCAAGCCATTCTTATTGAAACCTGGAACCATACAAGCGCGCTTCAAGCCGCGTTTGGTCAAGGAAAACTAAAACCCGATGACCTCCACCCCTACAAACGAAAGCGAGCAAACCCCAAGCCTGCAAAGCCTGTCCGCCCGAGACGATTCAGGAACAATAGCGGAGAGACGACGGAGGAAGGGAAAACTAATCTTTGAGGTCCGGCGGCAGATTCGAGATTTAGTCCAAGCCGGATACTCACAAGAAGACATCGAAACGGAGATTGAAACGGCGTACGGGGAAGTGGCTGAACAAATCGGCCTATCTCCTATGACTTGGGCGTCCCTGATCCTCTTCCTTTATCGCCTGTACAAAACGTTCTACTCAAAATAGCACCTATGAAAGTTTCTTATGAGTGAAGTTCGACCATGGATCGATAAGTCGTTGATCGGAATTGTTGGTTTGGTGTCAATGGGCGCAGTTACTTGGTGCGGCTATGTGACAGTCGGACTTGCGAACCGGCCAACAAAATACGAAACCGAAACCATGATATCGGAACAAGCGCCGTACATTCGTGATAAGGCAATGATTGATTCGGCAATCACCGCTATAAAAGATAATCGATCGGATATGGTGAGACTCCTCGAAATAAACCAAGAAGTTATCCGGGAGAATAGCCGAGCGATTCATGCCGTCGAGAAACAAATGGTTGGAATCTCTACCATTCTAAATTCTCTGGTAGAGGATGAACGGGCCAGGAAATAACGATGCCCCCCAAAAGCCTATTTCCCGGAGCTAAAAAATTCCGTCATAGGGGAACGGGCACATTCAATATTTCGTCGAATGGGTTTGGTACCTTCGACCGAAACATTGTCAAAAAGAATTGGAAGGCAATCAACGAAGGTCCACTCAAACGGGCGGGTCTTCTTGCACGAAAAATTATGATCCGGTCCATTAGGAAGGATCGAACTAAAAAACAGCTACCTTCTAAAGTCGGAAAGCCTCCCAAGTCTCGGCATGTCGGCCACCCGTTCCGATTGATCTTCTCTCTTCCCAAAGGTACTTCCGCGGTTGTTGTAGGCCACATGGCCTTTCGGTCTCAAGACCAAACAACTATGTCGGTCAATGAATTCGGGGAGAACGTATCTCGGCAAATCATCAAGCCCCGAGCCAAAGGATTTTCCAAGAAGGGCCGCAAGCTATCAAAGAAGCAGATTCGCGCCGCCAAGAGGAAATTCAAAGCCGGTCAGATTAAACACAAAAAGCCCGACCGAATAACCAAAACGGTTCGCTACCCTAAAAGACCATTTGCTCGCCCTGCCTTAGAGAAGACGAAAGATAAGCTACCCGCTCTGTGGGCAAACTCAGTCAAACATTCAACTGTGAGCCGTTAAATGTCAGCTAGTAAAATCATCGCCGGTAAGGCGTTTGTTTTAATTGAGGCCGAAGACCGATCCGGCAAGGTACTCAATCAACTAACTCGTCGCCTCCAGAATGTTAGCCGGTCATTATCTACTTTAGGTAAGACTCTTGCAGCTACCGGAGTAGCGATCACAGCGCCGTTGACCATGGCCGTTAACAAGGCCAAAGAGTTCACGGACGAAATGTTGAAACTGAAAGCCGTTGTTAAAGTTCAGGGAAAGGAAATCGGCGGACTAGAAAAGACGATCCGGGACTTGGGCCGCTCCACTTCCTTTACCTCAAGTGAGATCGCACGCGCCGCTACTATCATGGCCCGCGGTGGTGACTCCCCCGAACTGATCACTAAGAACCTCAAAGGTCTTTTGGACCTAGCCCGTGGTGCCGATGTTCCTCTTGAGACTGCGGCCACCGCGGTAATCCGTCTCGGTCGTCAGTTTGGAATTACGGCCGATGTCATCGGTGATCAGTTGGTAGTTGCCGCTACTCAAGGAACCGCCACCGTTGAAGATCTGATGTCGTCGTTTTCATTCGTCGGAGGAACGGCGGAAAAAATGAATATGTCGTTCGCTCAAACTGCCGCGATGCTTTCAACGATCGCGGATAAGTCATTGGTCGCAACGAAGGGCGGTACCTCTCTGAACAACATGCTGTCGGGTCTTACGGCCAACAGTGAGAAGATTGCAAATCAATTAGGGTTTGAAATATTTGATCCAAAGACGGGAGATCTTAATAACGTTCTTGACATCATGACCAAATTGCAACAGTCGGTTGATGGTCTCACGGATAAATCAAAGTTGAAAGTCTTCCGAGAGTTTTTCAATATTCGTGGTGAACGGGCCGCTTCCGCTTTGCAACAGATGGACGAAATCAATGCCAAAGTCAAAGAACTGGAAAATTCACAAGGGAAAGCCGCAATGGCCGCGGCAATCATGGATAGCGGAATCGGCGGCGCCATCCGAAAGATACTTTCAGCTTTTACAGATCTGAGTATCGAAGTCGGTATGGTCTTCAAAGAAGATTTCATCAAAGCACAAAAGGCCGTTACCAATTTTGTAGGAAAGGTGATTGAATGGGTAAAGGCTAATAAGACCGCAATCAAAGCATTGGCCGCCATGGGGGCTGCTCTAGTTGTCGTTGGAGGAGCCGTAGCTGCCGCGGGTGGAGCCTTAGCCCTAGTTGGTGGGGTAATCTCGGGTATCTCGGCCGTACTCGCCCTGTTGGCCACCGCAGCCCCCGTAGTCTTGGCTGTGGTCGCTGGGATCTCCGGGTTCATGGCCGCCCTCGTATGGGGTGTTACGGGATTCGCTGCCGGGTGGGATGACAACATTCGACGAGTCAAAGAAATCTGGTCTCTTCTAAAACGCATCTGGTCCCTGCTCACACAATCAAAGGAAGAAGCCGGAGCAATCGAAAAAGCTTTCTTAGGGTTCGCGCAAGTACTCAACTTCGCGGTGAAGGGTGGTTTGATCGTTGTTAAAAAAGTTCTGGAATCGATCTTGTGGCTGATGGAAAAGGTTTTGGGGTTTGAGATCCCCGAAGACAAAAAGGAACTGTTGAAGAAAACTCCACCGAACAAAGAAATTGATCTTTCTAAATCAGTTCTCGACGGTAAAGTCGGCGCAACCGGCCCCAAAAGAACAATCGGATCAGCCGAAGCACGAGAACGATTACGCGAACGCAAAAAAGCTTTGGCCGAAGATCTCCTCGATTTGAAACTTCGAGAACGCAAAGAAGCTGTGATGCGTCGACGGGCAACGGAAGACCGAGCCAAGGCCGCCCGAGATTTCTTTGACCTCGAATCCAAACTCCGTCATGCCAAGTCAGGGGACGAACGGAGGCGATTAGAAGCCTCCCTAGCCGACTCTCGGGAATCCATAAAGCGTAGAGAAATTGACGAGAAGATCGCCGAGGATGAAGCCGCCCTACGTCGTAGGCGGGAGATGGACAAGCTTCGCAAGGAAGCCATGGAAATCACAAGGGAAGAACACGCAACCGGCGGGCCGATTAGAATCTCTTCCCCCTCCCCAGGAACCCCACGCGCTCGCCCTAAATTAAAATTCGATCCAAAAGCCGCAAGTCGTTTAGATTTAGTCCGTATGGAAAGACGACGTCTAGAAACGGTAAAGAAAGGGATCGCCGGTGGGCCGGGCGCTAGATCATTAACCGCACTGGAATCTGGAAGCGTCGCAGCAAAAGAAAAAGCAATCAATAATCGGGAAGGTAATTTACGGGACGCTATTTTGGCTCGGATTGATTCCCGTCTTGAGTCTATTTTAGACGAAGAGAAAAAATTAAATGAAAAAATAGTGGGGGTCAAATAATTATGCCAGCAGTCTTAGATGTGACCGGGGAAAAGAATGGCGTCCTCGTTGGGGAACGTTCCATTCGTTCTGGTACAAGCCTAATCGGCACAACCAAAACGTTTTCGATTACCTACTATGTCCAAGCGGATGACATAGGGGATAACGAAGATGACATCATGGATGCGACGGGCATTCCTGAACTTCTTTCAATTCGCAACGGGGCTTTCCTGAAATCCAAAGAAGCCCGTGAGATTGATGCGTCGGCCCTTCTGTGGGAAGTCGTTTGCAAGTACTCTAGCGAAGTAGACGGCGGGGGTGATATATCAACAGGTGCATCGGCCGTTAATTGGTTTTGGGGATCGGAAACCATTGAAGAGGTTCTCGAAAGGGATCCTCTTACGGGGGAGTCGATTACCAATTCAGTTGGCGAACCAATCATTATCACGGGACCTGTCACTATCCCTGTTCTCACGATTGAACGTTTGCAAGATCCCATTACGGGCTTAACCATCCTGGCTTACGTCAACCGAACCAACTCGCATCCTTTTTGGAATGCGCCGATCGGTACCGCTTTGATGTCTTCTATTGATGAGTCGCCGGAAGTCAGTGACGGGGTTCGTCGGGCGCGTGTGCGATACGTAATAAAATTCAATCTGACATGGGACGAATCGGCGGGAGAATACAAAGGCTGGAAAAGCCGACCGCTGAATGAAGGTCTCAAATATCTTCTGAACAAAGATGATAATATTAGCGATGCTCTCCCCTTCTTGGCTGAAGAAACTCCGGTCTCCGGTAACTTGAATTTAGACGGCACCCAGAACTATACCAAGAACTTTGTCCATCTTGAATTCAACCGGCACTTAATCGCCAATTTCAATACTCTGAATCTCGGGCCGTACGCATGACTGTTTATGGTTTTCACGAACGAGAAGTCGCCGAAAAACTAAAAGAATTCGCCCGGAACAAACTGGCGAAGACTTCTTCTCTTACGATTCAATACCCGAAACCTCGACCGGGTGCTAGCACTCCGAACCGTGTTGGGAAACCGACCACTACAATCGGAGTAAATGCCACCGGAGAGGTTGCATTATGGGAACAAGTGGGTGACAATGTACCTAACGAGATCAGCCCCCAACAATTAGTAACGGTAATCAACGTAACGGGCCAAGCGCTCTTGTCCACCGTCCTAGTTGAAATTGAATCCCGAGCAAACTTCAATCACCCCACCATTGAGCCCATCGAATACAGTCCCTGCACATGACCAAACCTCATTTCATTTCCGGAAAGAAAGTTCTCACGGACGACGGAAAAGTAGCGATCTGTGGGAACGCTTGTTGTTGGGCTAATTTTGGTCCGACAAACGAATTCTCCGAAGGCATCCCCCACACCATATGGGGAGTTGTTAACAGTGCTAGTTCCACATGGGACGGCGCCGTTTTTGTCCTTACACTCACCTACCCACTGACTGAGTGGAATGGGACCCTATGCCCGGAGAACACTGATTGCCCGGATAATGAAATCCTCTCGGTTCGTCTCTATTGCAATGGGGCAACTGATAATAAATTTGACGTTGAGATGACCGCCCACGCGGGTTCATGTGTCTTCACTTCTGACAACAGCAATGTCAATACCAATTGCGCATGCACTGAAGGCGACGACCTTCTTATCTCCGGATTCCCGATCACAATTTCAAATTGTGGCTCATGCAACGAAGTCATGACAATTGACTTCTACTGTAGCCCCCCGACAGATCCTATTGGTTGGTGCCCTGCCTGTTACGACGGAGTACCCCCGGAAGAAATAGACGTTACATTTCCAGCATGGGTAAACAGTCTCTGTTCGGGAATCCCTTTAGCAACCGCAGATTGTTCAAGCTTACAGGCTACCTTTCGACTTGAACATTCCACGATCGCCGACTCATTACCCAACACCATTCTAGGGTGTACTTGGGGATTACTAATCGACGATACAAATGTGTGCCCGTATAACACAGCCTTACTTGGGATCACTCTATTCGTTGAATGTAACCTGATTAGTGTTCCCAACTCTTGGAAGATAACCGCTCGGGTGACAGTGTCAGCCGGAACCAAAGATTATTCCCTGACTCAGTACGAACCCTTTGATTGCCACGACTTCAACGGTCTTTCCCTAACCCGAGTAGGTTCGGCCTCTGCTTTCGGATCACCTTGCAATTTCCCCTCCACTCTAACACTCGATACCCCATGACCCTCACTTGCGAATTTGACCTCAATGAAAAGTGCATGCACTGCGGATTTCCCAACCCCTACCCAGGAAAGAGGTTTGTCCGCAGATGTAAAACTCCTCAAGAAAAACGAGTTAATAAAGTTCCGGCGCCGGAAGATGGTGTAGGGACCGAACTCAAAAAACGACTCGATTGGATTATCCGGAACCCTGATGGTACATGCGGCGGGTGCCAAAACTTTGAAAGGCTTCTTAACCGAAACGGACCCGATTGGTGTGAAGCTAACTTCGACGACATTATTACCGCCCTCCACGAACGCGCAATCAAACTCGAAAAGCCGTGGGTGGAATGGGGGGCACGATTCTTCCTTCGCGGCGCCATCAAAGCTGCACGGTATAAAGGGAATCTCGGTTCTACTATTCTGTCGGAGATCGCCCCCCAACGGATCTGGGACCACCGACCGAACGCCACGAACCAACGATTCTCGATCCTCTGCACGACATACCTTCGAGACGACTGCTTAAAGACTTGTCTAAAATCGATTGACAAGTATTACCCGGACGTCCATGTTTACATCCAAGAGACCAACGGCAATCTCAGTTGGGCTCGGAACCGTCTCTTTGAGATCTGCGAAACCCCGTACGCTCTTTTGATCGAAGACGATATGGAATTCACAGAAGACACCAAGATTGAGCCTTTGTGTGAAGTTCTCGACCATGACATCGAACTGATCATGTGCGGGGGGGTACTTCTCCACAACTGGGATAACTGGTGTCATGATTGGGATTACTCCGGCGGAACTCTAAAGGCCGTCCCTACCACAAGACCCGTACGACAAACCCCAAGTGGGATTCCCTACCAACCGGCGCAGCTACTCAGCAACTGCGGGGT